TTATGCAGGTTGCTGAATCGGATCTACTGGAGAAGGCTCAGACGCAACTTCTGGAGTTGTGGGCACTGCATCCGGCACTGGCGTAACCACAGCAGGGCTAATAGTAAACGTATTAACGCTAGATAACTCTTGCTTCATTATTCCTCTAAACATATCGAATATCTCTTCCATAGGCAGGTTCTTCCCGAATCCTGTCTTTGCAATCTCCGCCTGAATAATATTGGTGAGTGAGTTGGCAAGATCAGCAGATGGCAAGACATCGACTTTCTGCTGTTTGGCATCCACGTAGCCCTGACCTAACAGGTATGATGCAGTTAACCCGACAAGGTACAGAACATCCTGCGCCGGCATCCCTAGACCAAATACAAAGTTAGCGAGTGCGATAACAAAGGTTGCGATGAAGGCCCACAGTTTACGAGATTTGAGTTTGTCTGACATGATTATTTCCCCTCTCTTTTTTGGCAAAATTAATAGCAGGTCATTTGCCTGCTTAATCAACGATTACCATCTTTACTTTCCCGCCACACTTGCTACAGGTAGTCAGATAAACCTTCCAGTTTTCGTTACTTTACTCTTCGTCTGGCTCTTGCAAGTGACCGCACGATTCACACTTATGCTCATACTCTATCTTTGATTTTCTGGCCATCTTTTCTCCTTTCAAAATGGCAAGCGCTTGCCATTTTTGTTATTTCCACGCTTATAATATAAGTCGAAAAATGACAATCACGATTATCCTAAATACTTCGCCACAGCTGCAGCTGTATCATATTTGGTATTGCCCGACAATAACACTTCGTTCGGATGCCCAGTCGTTGCCCCGCCGATCACGATCAGCTGCTTGGCACTCATTGCATCCTTGGGTACCGACTTATCTGCTCCCCGCACGAACACCGCGCAATTACCGTTCTTGGCGGCCACATCGGCTCCGGCCCAGTAATCTTCTTTGGTATTCAATAAAACTGCTTCATCCAAAACATCATCACTCACCTTCTCTTTATATGTGATCCCAAAGTAGTCGCAGATCCCTTTTGCATGGGCAACCGCTAAGGCATGGATAAACGCGGGATCCTTGAGCTTTGCGGAATCTGAAACAGAATCAATGAAACCGTTTTCTGTCAGGATTGCAGGCGCATTAGTTTTTTTACCTAGCACTGATACATTCTGTGTTTTAACCCCTCTGTCTTGCCACCCATCGACTTGTTGCAGATAGTGCAACAGCTTGTTAGCAGCTACCTCTCCATCTCCGCCTGTCCCGGATATGAGAATCTCTTCGCCGGTTCCACCACCTGAATTAACGTGGATGGAGACGAGTAAATCTGCTTCAAAGTTATTGGAGATTATTGAGCGATAGTTAAGCTCTTTATTTAACTGGTTTTCCAGGTTTCCAGGTGCATAATCTCCTTCGCGTGTCATGACTACCTCAATGCCATTAAAGATCAGCAAGGGGCGCAATTCTAGAGCAATGGCTAATGTAATATCTTTTTCCTGCAGACCGTTTCCGCAGGCCCCTGGATCATAACCACCATGCCCGGGATCTTCACATACTTTTGGCATAACAATCCTCCTAATGCCCTATTGTATTAATTTTGGATATACCGTCTTTAGGATTCCAAAAATTGTGCCTAAGACGTAGGTTATTGCGAACGCCCAACCAACCATTTTATAATATTTAAAATTTTTGATTGGCTCATCTTTCATTTCGGAAAGTGCTTTCATCATGGCTACTTGGTTGTCCTTCGTTTCCTTAGACATCAGAGCCTGAGAGTCTTGAATCTGCCGTATATAGATCTTAGTCTCCGTATGGCTATCGCGCATGCTCAGCATATCCTTGCTTTGTTCCTTGGCTGTCGCCCTGATATCTAAGATGTCTAGTTTTATGTGATTAATCTCTGACTCCATGATGCATCTGCAATCTTCGGCCATAACTTCTACCCTCCCGATAATTAATTAGGGCCTACAAGATAGGGCCCTTAGGTAATTAGAATGATGCCATTGATACAAACCACCAAAACCAAAACATAGGATCACCACCTCTCAGTTTTCCGGGGTTATATTTACGGGCATAAAAATAACCGCGTATTCGCGGCAAAATAAACTTTGAATAGAAAAGACGCCAAGGTTAACCCTCGACGTCTTTTCTGTGTTCTAATAGCTCCCCTACTCCTACGTCTAAATATGCACATAGCTTACTGATTAGATCCTGCGGGTAATGCTTCATGGTGTTGTTATACATCGCCCGGACGCTGTCGAAGCGATAGTCGATATCTCTCGCCACTTGCCTAATAGATATGCCCCGCTGATCAACTATCTCCTTTAGGTTTGAGTGAATCAAATTTAATCACCTCTCCCCTAAAGTATATACAGACACGTTATTTGTGTCAATAAATACTTGACACGTTATATGGGTCATGATATATTATAAGCAGATGAACCGTTAAACGTGTCATTTGAAAACAGAGGGGGAAACGAAGATGACAACTAAACTTTACAAAGTCTTCAAGGCAGGAAGCACTCAAATAGGAACACTTAATGCTACCTGTATAACTAAAGCCGCTAAACAATTTACCGCCACACTTGATAAGCCAGCCAGGTACGAACTTTACTCTAAAGAGCAAGCAAGCGTGAGCTATGGCGATAACTTCAATGCCACGAGTGATTTTGTAATCTATGAAGCATAACTGCCAGCCGGGGCCAATATCTGCGAAGGAAGGAAAGGGTGATCAAAAATGAATCTAAAGGAGTTTGCCAGGCATATTCCAGCAAAACAGTATCTGAGAATCTGCGAACGAGGCCAAATCGTTGGCATTGGCTATCCTGATACCAAGGATGTACAGCAACACGTTAATAAAACAGTGGGGTTGGTACGCGTTGCCGATGGCGTACTGGAAGTCAATGTATACACTAGAAAAGGATGATAAATATGTTTGAAAATTTTACTGATGATGAACTCCGCAATGCAATTTGGATGGACAAAAACGGCATGGTGCCAAAGTGCGGTTATCCCCGGGAGTGGTATGAAGAGGAATTATACAGGAGAACTGGAAGCAAGAAAGGTTTTCACGAATAAGAAAGGATGAGTGCCCATGAAGCAACTAACCTGCACATGCGGTCATACACCTAAGCAACCTAAGGCTAACCACAACGGTATCTGTAACAAATGCGGCAAAGAATACTACTACTCAAAGCCCCTGGGCAAATGGATGTTTACCCAAAGAATCCATAGCGTAAAGGAGGGGTAAAGGGTGAAGGAATTAAACAGAGATCATGCAGTATGGACCGTCAAAGAAATCAGCAAGAAAAAAGGAACCCCAAATTACATGGCTAACGAAGAACTGGCCGATGACATATTTCCTTACATCAAAGAGGAGTTCCCTGATTCGCTTATGATCAAGCTTAAAACCGAATCATTCGGCGAACAGTTCATAGTCGTTACCAAGCGAGCGCAAAACGCTCTCATTAAACGCCTCAAAGCTCGTAAAGATAACTATGAGAGATGTATTAAGGAAGTTAATTCCGCGATCGAAGCAATACAAAGCACCCGTCCATAGCTTGCCGGCCGAACGAACGAGTGCTTACCTAAGACACCGGAGCGCCTTACTAACATTGTAAGTGACCGCTCCGGGTTAGACAAGAGGAGTGATTTAATACGACAACACAAATACTTAGCTCAACCGCTGAGATTCTACTCGAACAGATTATGAATGCTATCGATTGTCCTAATGTGGACAAACCCGATATCCAGCAAACTCTTTCGGCGATCCTCGCCCTGTACGATATTAAACCTGCGCTGGTCCCTCAGGGCCATCCCGACTTACAACAAAAAATCAAACTGTTTATAGCTGGAAAAAAGCTCGAAGGACTTAGTAAGCTAACCCTAGATAGTTACACCTTGGAGCTTAGGATCTTTGCGGAGCATATCAACAAAGCCACCGATGAAATCACCACGTCCGATATAAGGATCTACCTGGGCGAATTCGACCACCTTAAAACATCGTCAATCTCAAGGAGACTGTCAGTCCTCAAGAGCATGTTTAGCTGGCTCGCGAATGAAAAGGTCATTACTTGTGATCCGACAAAGCAAATCAAGCCACCAAAGAAGGAACAACGGGTACCCAAAGCTCTCACGATTGAAGAGTTGGAAATGATTCGAGAAGCCTGTGTAACACCGCGAGAACGGGCACTCGTAGAAGTCCTGTATGCGACAGGTGGTAGGCTCAGCGAGATCCAGAAAATGAATCGGCAGGATATCGATTATCAAGCCATGTCAGTGTTGGTCGTCGGAAAAGGCAACAAGGAACGACCAGTTTACTTTAGCTTCAAAGCATTGTACCACCTCAAGAAATACCTCATGCGCCGCATGGATAACGAGGCTGCACTGTTTATAACTGAGCGCAGGCCTTATCGGAGGCTCTCAGCCAGGGGCATCCAGCGCGAGGTTGGTATCATAGCCGGTCGTAGTGGCGTTAAGAAAAACGTGCATCCGCATATATTCAGGCATACTTTTGCGACTCTGATGCTTAACAATGGAGCTGACTTGGTAGCAGTGCAGGGACTCCTTGGCCATACTGATCCAGCAACAACGCAGATATATGCATCCATGACCGACGAACGCAGGAAGCAATCACATAAGCAATACTTGGTTCAGTAAACGCCCTGTTGGGCGTTTTTTTTTTATGCCTACCTTAATGCGCATAAGGCGTCTACTGTGCATTAAAAGAGCACCTGGAATTATCCAAATGCTCTTTAAGTTTATATTTATTCGCTGTAAGCCTTTACTTCAAAGCTTGATATCTTATCGAATGCTATATATTCTTTCCGGTCTAAGAAAGGCTTGATATTGCTCTTCTTTGTAAAGATATAATATGCCTTGGCTGCTCCGTTTGATCTTCCATCGTACCAAGTGATGAATTCCTGCAATTCCGTTGCTGTCAAGTCAAATTCTTTAATTGTACCAGTTATCATTTCAAGTATCGCTTTATTACCAGTTGTAACTGGTGGAGTTACTGCTCCTGTTGGTGTCGCAGTTACTTCGTTAGAATTACCACTTTCGCCATTGGCGCTTACAGCAGTCACTACATAGTAATAGGTTGTTCCGTTTGTGACAGAAGTATCGGTATAATTGGGTGACGTTAAACTTGTGGAGATGGTTGTATATGGCCCGCCTAAAGTAGTTGACCTTTTCACATTATAGCATGATGCACTTGTAACAGTTGTCCAGGTTAAACTTGCTTGACCAGAACCCGCGGTGGCCAACAAGTTGGTTGGACTATTGGTTGAATTTGCTGATTGCCCATCAAAGCCACTATAACCTGTTGGTATTGGATATGCGAATGCAGTAGCACCGAAGTTAGCAGTGTAAGATGTCGGAGTATAAGATCCGTCAGAAACCCCTGAAACCATTGGATAAATGGCTCCCGAAATATTATAGTTAATCGAGGCAAGTAAGGAATTATTTCTATAAAAGCTAGCAGTTTTATTGTCTACATCTAAAGCAATTCCTATGGTGTCACCTGCAGAAAACATCGGCAAACTACTCTTTAATGTAATGCCACCACAAGCTATTGATGCTCCTAAGGTTGTATGAGAACCATATCCACATGCATTTCCATCAGCGCCCATATAATTATTTAGAGTTGCACTATCGTTTCCAAAACCAACTGATGCTTGATCACATGAGTAATATGCACTGTTTATAGTTACCTCCCAATAAGTTTTGCCTGAAATCATACCGCCTGTAGCTCTAAGACTTTGCCATGCACCATTACCACCGCCAACAGCAGTCAAATTACCATTACTTAGAACTACGCCCGAACCCTTATCATTCGGATTCCATGTAACTGGGGTCGTTGCGGCAAAAGCCTTCTTATCTGCCACTAAAACAAACGAAGAAACAAGGAACATAAGAACTAAAAATACACTGACAAAACTCATTAACCTACCAATTTTCAAATTAATCACTACCCCTCTCTTTGGGCACATCATATCATTCATCCCAATAATGTTAAAGTCTGTTAATTATTTTTATAATAGTGTATAATTTTTGGTTATTAACCTATTATATGGTGCTAATGAAGAACCATTAGGGCGTATTTTGTCGATTAACTTGCTTAAATGAGATCTTGTACTGCTTGATTTTATGCGTCTACTGTCCAGTAAATAGGGCAAAGAAAAAAGACTATCCCTAGTCTCTGCTTTGCCCTTTAGGTTGTTTAATGTACGATTTGAGTCTATAACGATCGGAATAGCAATAGCGAGAATGTACGATAAGTTTATGGCAAGTTAAATTGACATGCGTATGCCCATGGTTATTACGCCAGGGGCATACGAAACTTTGCTACTGAAATTCTACAATAAATTCTCATCAGGAGAAGGCTCAATTGGATTTATGTTCAAAAAACCATTACTTGCTAATTATTGTGGCATTCCCCCAATTATTTGCGCAATTGGAGCCTGTTGAATAAAAGCTCTTCCATTTTGGTTTTCGATAATTTTAAAAGCTGGGGTTGTACTTAGAGTGTGAATACAAGCATGATGAACAGTTAACACAAGATCTTGTAGACGCTGATCGTTTTCCAATATTTCTATTTTTAAACCAATATCATTACATTTTTGCGCTGACATATGACGCGAATGTGATTTCGTTAAAGCATGGTCCCCTAATTCACGGAGAATGTTGCCAACTTTATTGTCAACATCCGGATCTCCTAGCAGCGGACCTGTTCTTAACCATTCCTCGACCATTTGTGCTGACCATGCAATTGCCTTTTGACACTCGCCTATTAGAGTCGGTGAGTATTTAGCTATAATAGGTTGCCATAATGGAATCATTGCTGGGTTCATCTGTATATCTTGCGCGGCTTTTGTAAATTCTTCAATTATTCCATGTGTAGGAATGCCATTGAACTGTGGATCAATTGGCCCTAGGCTTGACTGTCTTCCCATTACAATACTTTTGCAAGAGCAAGCTATCATTGTGCCGGCCGACATTGCAAGCTGAGGTATAATCGCCCTAATATCGGTACCAAACATCCCGCGCAAATAATCGACGAGAGATTCTGTTGCGGCTATTTCTCCACCTGGTGTGTGAAGGATTAGGTCCAACCCCTTGTTACGATTTAATCCGTGAAGGGTAGTCATAAACCCGTTCTTATCGGAATCGTTAATTCCGAAGGGTAAGTTTGATTTTTGGAGCCATCCAGAATAGTAAATTATCGTATTTCTGCCCGTATAACCGCTAAGCCTTTTTAGATACTTTCTTCTTAAAACATCAAATGTACTGCCACTCTTCTTAAGTTCATCTGACAATTCATTCCAATCAGGCATTAAGGGATTCCCCCCTTTTCAGTCTCCTTGCTCACATTCTGCTGCTCGTCGCATGAAAACCTGAAAGATGAATCTCCAGCTAAAATTATGAATTTTTGCCTTTCCTGACTTTCTTGCAAGCCAAGCTCTTTGAACACTTTAGATATCTGCTCATTGCTTAGCAATCTACTTCCCCTCCTCATGTCTTATAAGAATTAGTATTTAATTAGACATGAGGGTAAATTTTTCCTGCTAAAATCCAACAAAATTTTGATATTTCTTAAAGAATAGTTTAATTACTTAAGCCCCAGCTCAATATGAAAGCCGGGGCTTAAGTCAACCATCTTTAAATGGGTAGTTAAAAGGATTCAACACTCCAATAATGGCATCACCTGCCTTATATTTAATATAATTATACACATGTTCTATTGCAAATATACTTAGTATGCCCGATGTAATTAGTGTTCGTTTATGCGCAACTACGCAATAAGCTGTCTCGTCATTGCTTCTATTTGTGTCCGTTCATCTACTGTGATGAGATTTTTAGAGACAGCATTATCAAGATTTGTCACTCCGAAGTTTGGATTATAAATCCAACACGAGGCGAAATAATTATATAGTTTACTCATTTAATCATACCCCCAATAATGAATTTATAGCGTCTTGAGCCGACAATAACGATGTCTGTAGACTTGCTACCTGAGTTTCTAGTGTTGCAATCTTATCCTGTGGACTAGGTGGGTAGGCTGAGATAATCTCCTGCTTCAAGGTGTTATACTCAGATTCCGTAATTTGAGATAGATCACCATTTGAGGGTAAATCCTCGGATGATCCAACTAAACAAGATATTGCTGATTGAAAAATCATGTGGGTAAACTTGTGTTCCACCTATTATTTTATCAACGTTTACAGCTCTTATAGTCGCATTGACCATTTTGAGTAACTAAATTGGTTATTCTGTAATAAATCATTGCAATCATACCTCTTTTCTTAAATATTTAATTTACATTGTTGTCTGCTACCATGGCTAGCACCACTTGACTTTTTAAGTAGCCATTGCCAAAGCCAGTGGTTATAACTTCGGTATCTAATTTAATAGTAGTCATATTTACAGGAGCTGATGGAGAACTAACAAGAGTGTCACCTGTATTAGAAACATACCTATATGGTTCAGCGTAAAAGGAAATAGCAGCAGGGGTTATATTTTTTATAAATGTTCCACTACTATCATACCTTTTTAGAATTTTAGAGCTGTCAACAAGATAATAATATCCTCCATAGTAAGTGACGAAGTAAGTCAAATTATCTGGTAGCGTCACAGTTCTTAGCAAAGAACCATTCTCATTATACATATACCACAATGTCATGTTTGCTTGATCTACTAAAAACACACCATTTATATCATATTGACGGCATATCCAATTAGCATTAAGTACGCCTTTATAACTGTACGTCAATGCAATAGTGCCATTTCTGTTATACTTAGTCCACGCCATACACAGCATTATTGCTAGTTTGCTGGACTGCAAACAGATAATCTTTAGTAAATCCAGAAGTAAATCCATAATCCGTGAGATCCGGTGCTAATCCGATTATGTTTAATCTTGGAGGTAGTGTTCCTGTAACTCCAAAAATACTTTTATTCTTCAAAATATTACTCGCTACTAAATTAACATCACCTTTTATCGTTATACTCTTTAAATATTGCCCTGCCACAAGAATCTGGTCGACGGTATTCGGTGTTATCGTAATCGGAGTAGTAGATTTAATCGGAAGCCCTGCCCCGATGCCATGTTCGACTAAAACGTCAGACATTACTGCCTCACCTCGCTAGCGACCATTCCATTAGCGTCATAAGTGATTGTATAGGCAATAGTTTTATCTACTGTTGCTCCATCTGATTTGTAATAAGTTTCTGTTCTAGTCGTATATTTCGGGCTTGTTCCTCCGCTTAGAACGCTATGCAGAATAAGAGTTCCGTCGGATCGTTTATGGTCAACTACAGTATAAATCCCGTTTGCATCAAGTCCTGATTTATAAATTGAGTATTGCGTAGTATCCGCCAAATGCGCAGTAAGGTCCGTGTCCAAAGCATATTGCGTATGCGGATCAGCTGCCGCCAAATGTGCAGTATCTTTGGTGTCGGCATATGACTTCGCGCTAATTTCTTTTGCGACTACAGCGTCATCGATTTTATCCCAATTATCATTTAACATGGTTTGAATGTTGAATGTGTCGCTTCCGTCTGTCATAGGATTCTTTTTTAAGAGATTAAGATTAGGTGTACTACTCGACATTACGCACCTCCTGCGAATTGATCTAGCGTGGTCGATTGCAATTGGTCTATCGCCATCAGCTGATCGATATCGTTGATTAAGAGATATAAGAACAAATAATCCAACAATAAGTATGCCGGTTTGATTTGATCCACAGCAGCCCTTAAATCATTCAGATTTGGAGGAATGCCAAAGCCACTATTGAATTTTACATGTATGATTCCGTCAAATGTTACCTGAACGTTTCCGTTGGTAAAGGCATCGCAGACCGTTTTAATTAGATTGGCATCAAGCTTGCCGCTCCCGCGCCATTTGGACTTAATGACACTTCTTCGATAATCTAAAGGTTTGGCGTAATCTGTTGCTATGCCTAATTCTTTTTCGTAGATATCCAAGGCCCAGGTTGCTGTATCCACATTGAATTGAGCATCCAAATCCGCTTTAGCGGTATCGATACTGTCTAATTCATATCCTTGAGCAATAAACAACTCTGAAAACATTTGAGTGTTGCTAAGAAATGGAGGTAAGTAACTCTTTAAGTTGTCACTACGCAATTGTTACCACCCCCAAGACTGGGGTTTCCGTTAGAATCGAAGTATAACTTAGCGGGATGTTTGCCGTTCCTGCATTTATGGTTAAGTCTGTATAGTCCAATATTCCAGCACTAGCCAGTATCGCCGCCCCTATCTTTCCGTAGCTTACCGAGCTGCTTTTATAGGCTATGGATTCAAGGTAATCAGTAATGCTTTTTCGGACATTGGCAAGCCTCTGTTCATTCGTGTATCCGGTGTCTATATCAGCGGTAACGCCAATATCCAAGTTCTTTCCCGCTGCGCCTTCAACAGTTGTAAGTGCCCCGAATGGAGCCACACCAAAACCCAGCCCCTCAATGCCGGGGTCCATGTAATTTTGCGCATCATTTACTAATTCAACGCTCGGTGGCAGCTTGTTAGCGTCAATGATTACGAGCTTTACGGTGTTGTTACCGTCCCAAGTTGGATAAACCTTGACATCGCCAACTCCAGCAAAGTTCTTAATAAGAGCTGTAAACTGAGCGATGTTCCCCCCGGTCGCTGGGTTTTGAATGTAGTCATAGTACCTCTGTAAAAGGGAAGCATCACTTTCGGCGTCGAATCCATCCTGTGTAGGATCTGGGTTAGTTACGCTTACTAACCCTGCGATTGCGACAGGGAATTGAACTATTTGTCCGGATGGGACCATACCACTAGCACCAGCGACGACCGCCTGTACGTCGATATCCGCTGTAACAGCTATGACTTGCGTTACTAGGGATTTAAACCTAACCCCTCCAGGCGTTTGGACTAAATCGCCGATAGTAATTGTCCCGTTACCCGTTATCGTGACCGCTGTATTTGCATAAGTTGCCGTGTTCCTCGTTATGCCTGTGCGTTGATAAACCCTAGTGGCCAATTCATCGCCAGAAAGATTTTCAACGTCAAATTTGTTTGCCACTTCATCAAGCTTTACTTTCTGCCGTGCAAGTTCTATGCTCGTCGGGGAAAGTGCGTCATAAATTAAAGCGCCCTCCGACTTATCAATGTCAGAGGACACATTCTCCAGCATTCTGTTTAGGACAACGGTGCTTGCCTCGCTATACATTTACTATCACATCCCCATAAACAGTTGTCGCCGTAAAGCTAATAGACGTTTTGCTACCATCCATGCTTATGTCGATATTTTTAATGCCTGTAATGTATGCATTAACTAGTAGGGATTCCTTAAGATACCGCTCCAACTCCGACCTTAAGGCTCCTGACGATAGACCTTGGTTGATGAGCGATTCCAGTTCATTCCCATACTTCCCACTATAAGCTTGATACCTGTTTTTCGGGGTATGTAGGGCCTTCCAGATCCAAACTTTGACCGCTTCTTTGCCCGTTACAATCACATTTTTACCATCAACAAGCGAGAAATCATTAAGGTCGAAATCCCAAGCATATTCCTTTGCGAGTGGTAACTCGGTCGATGTAGTCACTGTTGATGCAATCGCACCGCTTACCGTTATAGTTTCCGAGGGGAATATGCTCATAACTTAACCACCCTTGCCAGCACAAAATATTTCTGTTCATCCAGCGTTGGTATTAAGGCCACACTTTCACCGTCTTTTAGACCATCGGTTAGAATAAT